GCACTCTCAGAACATTTCGCTCGAGCGGTAGCAGTCAAGACTGGCGGAGCGATCGTGCTCAGCTCGCAGAAGTCGCCCGGCCCGATAGAGCTCGCCCGATGTTCAGTCTGGGGAATCATGCTCACATCACGACCGAGAGCATCAGCGAAACCTCAGATGGCTTTTGGCTGACCCTAGTGGACACGCGCTTGCAAGTTTGAGAGACTCGCAAGCGATGGCACTCTTCGGAAGTAAGAAGCAAGACGCGACCCCAGCGTTCGCACACGCACCGCTTCAAGCTGCAGCAGGTAGCGCCTCACAAAGCGGACTCGGCCAGTTTTGGAGTTACACCGTCGGGGCGGCTTCAGAGCTGGCCTTGTCTGTGCCAACCGTGTCTCGAGCGACACAGATGATCATCTCGCTCGTCGGCTCACTTCCCCTCCGCCACTACACGACACAGTTCAACGGCGAACGGTACGAGAAGATCTATCTTGAGAACGAATCATGGATGGACACTCCAGACCCAACCCTGACGCGTAACTTCGTCATGTCCAATCTGTGCATGGATCTCATGATGCGCGGACGCGCTTTCCTCTATGTGACTTCACGCAGCTCTGCCACTGGACGGCCTCTCGCTTTTCAGTGGATGCCCTGCGAGATGGTTGACACATTGGATCAGCCCGGTCCGCAGTTCTTCGGAAAATCCAACAGCATCACATTCAACGGGATCAACATTCCGACACAAGATGTCATCCAGTTCCTCGCTCCCGTTCAAGGGTTCCTCTGGACAGGTCGCCGAGTCCTAGAGACCGCCATCAAACTAGATCGCTCCGCTGAACGCTTTGCCTCAAATGAGATCGTCGCTGGATACTTACAGCAGACCGACAGCTCTGAACCTCTTGACGCTGAATCACTTGGTGAGCTCGCTGCAGCATGGTCAAACGCTCGACGCGTTAACGCTGTGGGCGCATTAAATAGCGCCGTAAAATATGAGCAATTCGACACCGACCCGAGTCGCCTCCAGCTCATCGAAGCTCGCAACTTCAGCGCACTTGAACTGTCTCGAGCAATCGGAGTCCCCGCCTACCTTTTGGGAATCGGGATCTCTGGCTACAATTATTCCAACGCGACACAGGCCAAGCAAGATCTCTATCTGCTCGGCGCGAAGCTCTACATGGACTGCATCCAAGAGACCCTCAGCGGAACAGACATCCTGCCTCGTAATAGGTTCGTGGAGTTTGACACCGAAGATCTGATAGCAGATGTAGAGATGAATCGCTCAGAGATTGACATTGAACAACCTGCCTCTATGCGAACCCCTCAGGAGATGCCCTCATGATTCGACTTACTGCTCAACAGATCACACTTGACGCTTCCGCCGATGGCGAACCATCACGCCAAATCACAGGCCTCGCCGTTCCTTGGAATGTCAAGGCCCAACTGAGTGGTGGCGAGAGTGTGATCTTCCTTGAGGGCTCACTTCCCGAAGATGGCCCAATGCCGAAGCTCCTGGAATATCACGACGAGACACGCGTCATCGGACGAGTGACCGAGAGACTGTCAACTAGCGATGGACTATTGTTCGTCGCCAAGTTGAGCGCCACTCGTGCAGCTGACGACGCTCTCGCACTGCTCGCCGATGGCGCTCTAGATTCGGTCTCCGTTGGCGCAGTGCCTACCAAGTTCAAGAGGCTCGCAGACGGGACGCTAGAGGTCTCTGAAGCGAAGTTCGTAGAGCTCTCGGTCGTCACGACACCGGCATACGCCGACGCGCAGGTCTACTCAGTCGCAGCCTCTTCACCCGAAGAGGAAGCACCCGACGAAGAAGAAGAAACACCAACCCCAACCCAACCATCCGAGGAGGATGAAATGTCAGAAGCAATCGAAGCAGCAGTACCCACTGCTCCCATCCAATACGCAGCACCGAAGCGCGAGTTCAAGCTTCCCACCGCTGCCGAGTACATGGTCAAGTTCGTCGCTGGCGGATCCGAGTTCGCTGAGTTCAACCAGCGCATCGTTGCAGCTGCACCGAATGTCACCACGACCGACACACCCGGCATCCTTCCAGTACCGATCATCAGCCCGATCTATAACTCGTTTGTAGCGAACTATCGTCCACTAATCACCGCTATGGGCGTTCGCCAAATGCCACAGAGTGGCAAGGTCTTCATCCGCCCGAAAGTCACCACACACACGACTATCGGCGCAAGCAACGGTGAACTCGTTGCTCTCGATCAAGGCACTTTTGTCGTGGACGACATTCAGATCACGAAGGCCTTGTACGGCGGATTCGTGAAGCTTTCTGAAGAGTCAATGGACATGACCTCACCTGAGGTTCTCGGTGCATTGATCGACGACATGGCTCGCATCTACGCAAACGCCACCGACATCGCAGCCTGTGCAACATTCGAAGCAGGAGTCACCCAGACTCAAGCACTTGCCGATGTCACCGATCCAGCCGACTGGGTGTCGTTCATCTACGGAGCTGCACAACAGATCCTCACCAACAGCAACGGCAACCTCCCCAATGTGATGGTGGTCAGTCCTTCCTACTACGCGTCCCTCGGCGCATTGGTGGACACAGCTGGTCGTCCGTTGTTCCCGAATGTCGGCCCACAAAACGCAGTCGGAACTGGCGCATCTGCATCAACCTTCAACGGCAACGCTTTCGGCCTGTCGCTTGTAGTTGACCGCAACATCACCACCCTCCCAATCTATGTCGGTGACAGCACCGGCTTCGAGTGCTGGGAACAACAAAAGGGTGCCATCTCAGTAGAACTCGCTGATGGTGCGCTTGGTCGTGTCATCAAGTTCCGCGGTTACTTCTCGTCCGTCATGATTGACGCGACCAAGTTCGTCACCAAAGCCTGAACCGACTAGACGAGTAGAGAGAACGAACGATGGCAACATTTACAGTCACGCACCACCAGCGTCTGTCAGATGTTGCCGTCGTTCAGACTCTTGAGAACACTGACATCGCGATCGGTCAAACGATCACGCTCTCAGGTCTAGGACATGGCCTCAACGGCTCACACATTGTCTATGCAGTACCGACCTATTTGTTCATCGGCACTGACGAAGAAGGCGACTACCTTTTCGACTCGGATGTCATCATTCCGAACCAGTTGCTCTTCAACGATGTCGGCGACGACCTTCCACGATCAGCTGCAGATCCTGTCGGATCGCTCGTTTGGACTCAGACCTGCACATGGATAAATGTCGCCGATCTCACCGAGTTTCTTGGCATTAGCGGAGCGACCGCCAACGACACAAGTTTCATGACCTCATCAGTTAACGCCTCAAATGCTTGGAGTTTCAAGCGCAGAGTACAGGCTGGATATTCCGACAGCCTCACGACCGTCCCTGATGCTGCAGTAAAGGCTGGTGTCGTGTTAATGGCTGCGAGCTTGTATCGAGAGCGCGGAAGTTTGGACTCCTTCAACAGTTTTCAAGACATGAACATCAGCGCACCTGTCGCTTCAATGGGTCGGATTAACCAGTTGCTTGGCATCAAGAGATCGCAAGTGGCATGAGATGGCTGGCATCTTCACAGAAACGATTGATGCTGTCTCGGCGACGATCACAGCTCTCGGCCTTGTGCCGGTCACTGATCCTCGGAACGCTCGACCTCTTACTGTATTCGTTGAGCTTCCTACTTTCAGTTCGTTCAATAACCAAACGGCGGACATCACGATTGATCTCCGAGTGTTGGGCGCGCCACCCGGCAACAGCGACACTACGCAGTACATACTCGGAGTCGTTGATCAACTAATGAACTCCTCTCTCGCAGTCATCTCTGGCAGACCTACGATCGCACAGATCGGTTCTGCAGAGCTACCTGCTTATGACCTCACAATTAGAATCGGCACAAGCCGCGTATAAAGGACAAAATAATGAGCACAGTTACTTACCTAGCCAATCCCACCGTCACTGTCACATCACCATCGGCGATGACTCTCACCGATCACTGCTCAGCAGCGACCTTGACACTCACCGCTGAAGCACTCGAGAACACGGCCTTCGGTCAAACCTCACGCACTTTCACCGCTGGGCTCTTCAGCAATGAGCTCACGCTCACACTGTTCCAGAGCTACGGCGCGACCGAAGTCGAAACCATGCTCAATTCAATGTTCGGCGTGATCTCCACGATCGTCATCAGCCCTGCCGGCGCAACCGAATCAGCCTCGAATCCTGAGTACACCTTGACTGGTTGTTACTTGGCGACCGTGACTCCGATCTCGGCAGCAGTTGGCGAGCTCTCAGTTGTTGAGGCGACCTTCATGGGCGGAACATTCGCCCGCGACATCACCTGATCTAGTAACTAATCCGAACCCCGACTAGGAGAACCCATGAAACTCACACTCAGTGTCAAGCTCGCCGATGGCGAGACCTACCAAGTCATCACGAACCTCTTCGTGATTATCTCGTGGGAGCGTAAGTTCAAGCGACGAGCATCAGATCTTGCGAACGGGATCGGGATGGAAGATCTAGCCTTCATGGCCTACGAGGCCAGTAAACAGCAAGGTCATCCAGTCCCGATCTCATTCGATGAGTTCGTCAAGAAACTAGAAGATCTAGAAGTCGTGGAGACTGCGACCGCAGTCCCTACACAGGAGGCTTCCGGCGACAACTAGCAGCTCTGCTAGTTGA